AAAGTCTGCAGTTTTTCTAAATATTCTTTTATCTGACCAAGGAGCTTTTACAAAAACTGTATCTATACTTTTGCCATAGTCCTCTTTAAATTCAGCTCTTCCTGATACTTTAGAAGCAAAGTTATCTATATTAAAAGAAGCACCTCCATTGGACTTCTGCATTTCTACAGCTTTCTTTAAATCTTGTAAGAAAGATTGGTAGCCTTTCCCAATTAATTCTTGATCCCATAGTTGAGGCAGACCATAGTCATCACCTAAGTCTTGTTTTAAGCTGATCCCAGCAGATTCTACATACTTCCTATGTTCATCTCTTAAATTAGCTAACTTAGGAACGGCTCTTTTTACTTCTGCAATATCTTCAGCAGATAAAGGGTTTAACTTACCTGTTAATCCTTTATAACCAACAGATAAGTTATTGATGTCTGTTAGTCCTCTAAGTACTTCACCAGACACAGTATTAATAGCAAAGATTTCATCACTAATTTTAATTCTTGTGCCTTCAGTCATATCTTGAAGGCGTTCTAGTACAGACTTAAGAGTAGGTGATTGAATTACACTTGCTAATTTTTCAAAGTATTCATCTTGTTTGATAATTGTTCGTGCTTCTACTGTGCCTACATCACCTGATGCAATCCTACTAAACAATTTGTTACCAATTAACTGAACCCAACCACCAGCAGCATCCATTTTAGTAGCTGATGTAGAAGCAGTTTGATACTTTAACTTAGCCATCATTCTTTTAGATGTATCTTTAATGGCTTCTGAAATAATAAGATCACCATTATTTTTTAACTTAGACAAAGAAGAAGAAGATTGTAATCTTTGTTGAAGCTTTCCTGCTCCTGCTCCTAATCCAATACCCCAATACATATAGCTGTGATCACCATCATCATCAAACATATTACCTATAATAGCTCCACCAGCCGCACCTACAGTAGGACGGGTAACTTCCATTAATACTTTATTAAAAATACTTTCTGTAAGTTCTCCTTTGTCTGCTAAGTCTTCTAATAAATCAACTGTTGAATCTGCTTTATCATTGAAAACTTTTACCATGTCTTCGCTAATGTTTTCTTCTAGCTTTGCTTTATAAGTTTCTTGTTTCTTTAAAGTCTCTTGAAGCTTGGCTTGATTGTATTTTTTAGCACCACTGTTTATTCTTTTTTGAGTTTTTTCTATAGCTTTATCTATTTTAGATATTTCAACTAAACGCTCTTGAAAATTTAAATCTTCAAATGATGCTTTAGTAACTTTAGGATTAACGCTAGTAGCTTCTTTTACAACAACAGCTTCTTCAGGACTAAGTGTGTTTCCTTTTCGTTGTTCTTCAAGTGATTTCTTCCACCAATCGCGTACATTGTCAGCTTGAGTAACAGGTTTAGGAGCAGTTCCTACTGCAGCCATTTCATCAATTAGTTGTTCTTGTTCTTTATTTTTAGCAAGAGAAGCTTTGGCTCTTGCAGCTAATACAGGAGTAAAATATTTTACAACTTTGTCGATAACTCCTGCAGTTCCCCCCATAAAAACAGCAGATGTAGCTATACCAGCACCATCTAGTTCTCCTTCTGTTCCTAACTGTCTTAATAGTTCTTCTCCTGCACCAGTAGCACCATATGCGCTTACAACTTTAGCAGAAGAAGCAAGAGTATTAATTTTGTGAGCAACAGCAATAGGTTTTAAAAATGGAACTATAGCAGTAACAGGATCAACTATAGCTGTACCAACTTCTCCAGCAATCATAGCTCCTGTTTTATCTTCAGGCTTTAAATTTTTATACTCAGGAAATTCTTCATCAATCTCAGCTTGTCTACCTATTTCATTTAAACGAGCATTAAATGAGTAACTTCCTTCTCCTGTAGCTGTATCTAAACCTGCTTTAGCAACTCTAAAAATATTTCCTAAAGTCTGTGTTCCTTGAGAAATACCATAATCAAATTGTCTTCCAAAACTACCACTGACTTTTTCTGCAGTAACATCAGCTATTATCTCATTAAAAATACTGTCTACTTTGTCATCTGATGTTTTACTCATTTAAGACTCCAAGAAACTTAAAATAGCGTTAGCTTTCCTTAAGTAACCTACCCCTTCTGAATTCTTTTTTGGAATAGATTCTATATTTCCATCCCATTTAGCAGCAACTGATGGCCCTTGGTTATAACCCAACAATGTTTTTGCTATATCTCCATCATATCTTTTATATAAACTGCTTAAATATCTAGCACTCATAGTTAAATTAACAGATGCTGATTGGAGTAATCTAATTACTTCTTTGCCAGCATCACCTGTAATATCTTTCATACCATTATTATTTTTAGCATTAGTTTTTTGCTGGTTTATAGCTTCACTTTTTAACTCAGGATCATACGTTATTCCAAGTTCATCGGCTGTATCAAAAATGTTAGGTACGTTATACCCCGGAGAGATAGCAGTAGCTGTTTTAAGTTGTCCTATACCGTGAGCATGACCACTAAACGCTAAGTTTCTTTTAGCTATAGACTCACTAGCATTAGTTTCCATATCAACAACTACTTGAAATAACTCTTGAGGAATAGGCTTAAATTTATCGTTATTTGGAACAAGTTCTAATGCATTTGAAAGTAGTGTAGTTATAGATGTTTCTTCTTCTTCACTAACTCTTGACAATAAACTATTATCAATAGGTTCCAACATTCTAGAAGTTGCTGAAGGAGTAAGTAGTGAAGAAGAAGGATTAGCTTTTTCTGGTTCAGTTGTAGGCTTATCTGTTGAATTCATAATAGCATCAAAGTTAGCTACAAAATTACTCCACTTCTGAGCTAAATCAAGAACAACTCCTGAATTTTCACGATTTGAAATATTAGAGGCTACTTCATTTAAAGTTGATTGCCTGTTTATTGGAGGAGAATCAGTTACTTCAATAACTTTTTGTTTAACTAAAGTAGTAGCTCCATTGATAGTTTCAGGATTCTGTATTGTTTTTTCTAAATCAATATTAAATAATTTTTGAAAAGTAGAAGGGACACCAAAAAAATCACTAACTGTTTCTAATCCTTTTGCTACTTTAGCTGCATAATCAGGAGAAGATTTATCTACTTTTACTTCTTTAAATTGTAAAGTCTTGCCATCAGGAAAGCTGGAAGTGTTCCATGTTGATCCTGTTACTGACATACCGGGAGAGCCAAGTCCTGCCATAGGGCTAAAAATTGCTTCCGTATCTGCAAAAGATAAACTTTTTTGAGTCTGCCCTAATTCATCAGCCATTGAGTTAATAGCTCTATCAGCAATCTCTTTTACTTTATCAAAAGTAATTTCATTATTTTGTATAATGCTTCCTTGATTATTTTTAAGACTTGTAGAAGCCCAGTCGAAAACTGTTTCTTTTATAGCATCCATCTTACCTTCAACAGTAAGATCAACATTTCCATATATACCCTTAATGGTTTCTTTTAGTTCTTCAGTAGTTATTCTTAATTGCCTTCCTGCAATAGTCTCATAACCTAAAGGTTGCTGTGTGTCAGGATCAATATTGTCTTGTTGAATGAATCTAAAAAAAGCATTCTTTATTGTTTCAGATGTATTGGGAGCTAAGACAACGTCACTAGTTCCTGAAGCTATCTTATCAGAGCCAAACCAACCCTGTTCTCCAACTTGTTCTTCTTTTATAAGTTTTGTATTTCTACTTGCCCAATCATTAGTAAATTGTGTTACAAAAGCATTATATTTTTCTACTGATAAGTTACCTACAATTTCTAAACTTTCAGGATCACTAAGAAGTTGAGCAGTAGCATCTTTTAATTGAGTATGTATAGAACCATAGATTTCTTTTAACCTGTCATTAACAGCTTTAGTATCATCCTCAGCATAAACCTTACTATTTTTTAAAATATTGTTAGCTAACTCAGTAATAGTTATTCTGCCTTGTTCACTACTGCTTATTCTATTCCAAACCTCGTCTGCAGTACCTACAGATTTTTTTATTACGTCCACAGCATATGTTTTAAAAGCATCTACGTTCCCTTTTAGAGTAGCGTCAATTCCTGAACCACTATTGAAAAACTTAGACACTATGCTGTCTTTAGGAGCATCCCGCTTTGCATTGTTTGCTGCTGTCAGAACAGCAACTCTGTTTTCTGCTTGTGTACCAAGTAACCCATAAAAATCAGGATTGTCTTTTTGTATTTGTGTCAGTAGTTTTTTAGTTTCAACAGCATCAAAACTTTTAATTCCTAATATTTCAGTTTCTAAATCTGTAGCATAAGAAGACTGTTTAAACTTTTCATACTCAGCGTCATAAATAGTAGATTTTGTTCTTTCACCTGTGAATATTTGCCTTCGATCTGCAGCAGAAGCCTCTTCCTGAGAGTAACCTTTAAACAAATTACGAGCTATTCTAGAAAAATTAGATTTTGAATCTATAGCTTTTATTTCTTCCAACATTTCTTTTGAAGAACGAGTACCTGTATCTAAAGAACTTAACTTACTTCTAACTTCAGCAAGTTGAGCATTATTAATTTCTATAAAATCAGCTCTTTTATTTTCAGCAAAACTAAGAATTGTTTTATATGCTCCATCTTTTGCACCAATACCTAACTGCGCTGCTTGCCTATCAGCCGCCTCTGTAATCATGTCATCGATACGATTTTCCGCTTTAAGCCTAGTTTGCAACGCTAAAAGATCCTTATTGGCAGTAGTTTGAGCAGCTATTTTTGTTAAAAAAGGTCTGCTACTTTCTAATTTTAAAAAATCTTTACCACCATCAGGCAGAAATAAATTACCTGCTACATCGCTTATAACATCCTTACCTACATTTACTGCTCCAGCTATAACAGGCTGTAGCAACATTGCTTTCAGGCGTTGTCGTTCTAAATCTTTACGATATTTTCTTTCTTCACGCGCATCCCTTTTATATTGATCAGTTGTTACCTGACCTAATAAAGAATAAAGCCCACCTGAATCTGCCATTTTATGTTTCTCCTACTGTATCGACAGGACTAGAAGGAGGAGCCAGCAAAGAAGTTCTTTCAGGCAATTCTGTTTCTTCTAGTTGTTCTGTTAGTTCTTCAGGCATATTCTCAGCCATAGCTTGTTCTCTTTCTTGTTCAGCTACATCTTCTTCATCATCTTCTTGAATAACAAAATCTATCCCTTGTCTTTCTGCTAAAGCAGCCATCATGTATACAACTTGCTCTGTTAATATCATTACAAGATCAGGATTAATAACACCATCTCTGTAAGCTTGATACATAAGTACTTGAGATAAATCCATAAGAGGTGTTCCTTCCTCTATTGAATCTAATAGTGAGTTATATACTTTAGGTTCTGTAAGTTTGTTTAAAAAAAACCTAGATGCTTCTTGAGGATCTGTAATAGCAGGAGGTTGATCCCATTTATTTTGATCTTCAGGACTTCTTGTAAGAGACTCACCGGGAATAGGTCTTTTAAAAGAAGTACCTATTTTATAAAAGTCATCTTGTGCTATTTCTGACATTGTTAAATCCTACGCATATTGAGAAGGTGCTACTTGTGGAAGACCAATAGTTTGCAAAGGTTGGAAAGGTTGTAAACCTCCGTAGTAAGCTTGAGATTGATTTCCATCTTGATTCATTAAACTAGTAACAAAATAATTATATTCTTGTGCAGAAGACATAGGATCATACCCTGTACTCATTGAATAGGGAGACTCAGGTAACTGATTAAAAGGAGTTCTTGGAGTATAAATATCTAATGCATTTCTAGTCTGTTCTGCATATTCCATAGGTTGCCCACTTAAACCTACACGTTGAGTTACAGCAGTTGTTAATAAATTTCCCGGTACAGCAGCAATACTATCTTTAGCATAATTACCAGTTTTCTTTAATAAACTAGGTGTAGTTTCTAAACTAGAACCTATAGTAGTTTTTAATTCTGACTTAAAAGGATCTACAGCATCTTTAATCCCTTCGTTCCATTTATTCCAATCAGCAAATTGTTCTGTAGTTCCTCTAGCTAACTTAGTAACGTAATCTGCTTCTTCAGTTATAAATTTTAAAGTGTCTCCAAAAGGATTTAAACTTCCTTTCTTTTTTACAGTATCTAACATATTTTGACTAAAGGTTTGAAATTGATACCCTGCTCTGGGGCCATAGTTTTCAAACATTCCTTCTTGAATATCTATAATTTTATTCATTTGTTCTAACTGAAAATTTTTAAAAGTTTCAGGATCAGAAGCTTGACTAGCTAACTGTTTGTCTAAGTTTTCAACATTAACTTTAACACCACCTACTTTAGTAGTAGCTAACTTATCAAAAATTGACTTTGATCTTGTTCCGGGGTTTTCAAAAATACCTCCAATAACTTCTTTGAATTCAGCAAAATTATTAGTAACTTCCCTACCTACCTGACCAAATACACTGTCTGCGCCTGTACCAAAAAACTTAGTAGGCCCAGCATTTGCTGTTATCTGAAATTTCATTTTGTTACCTAAGTACTTTGTAGTATTTTTTACAAAACTTGTAGCCGCACTAGTAACAGTTTTAAATCCTTTTTGTATACCTCCAACTATGGCTCTGGCAGTATCAATTATTTTTGCAGCCCCACTAACTAAAGGACTTGAATGTGCTAAACCTTTAGCTAATATCCTCATTGCCCCTTGTCCAAGCCCTTTAAACATGGTACTTATCATTGGGCCTATTCCCGGTATAAAAGACAAAGCTATCTGTCCAAAAATGCCAAGCTTTCCAAACCACTTGCCTACCCTTTTAAACTGTTTTTTAATAAATTTGCCTAACTTTTTTAAAGGTTTAAATAGTTTTTTAAAAAATCCCATTGTACTAAGCCTCTGTTAATTCTGGAGTAAGTTCAAAAGCAGCAGAACCCCTAATATCTTCTAAGCTATCACCAAAATCATCCATTAAATTTAATAACCTTGTTCTTTGGGAGTCATACTTTTTTTCTGTCATAAAAGCTTCATTAGCTAAAATAGCATTAATAGCACTTACTTTTCTTTCCTTGTCACTTTGGTATTCTTGAAAGTCAAAGTTAGCTTGATCTCTTAGTGACTGCCAAGCTTGAGAAAGAGCAGTTTTATTCATATCAAACTGAAAGGATGCTTGTTGCTGATTAGATGCATTTGTAGCTGCTGTATCTGCAAGATTAGCTTTCCTTCTCCATTCTACATTAGACTGTTCAACTGCTTGAGCATTAGCAACATTGAACTGCTCAACTTGAACATCTTGCTGACTATTGAACTGTCTTATTTGAGTGTTTATTTGAGAAAGAAATTGCTCTGCTTGTAGCTCATTACCTGCATTAATAGCTGCTACTCTATTAGTCTCAGCAGAATTAAACTGCTCAAGAGAATTTACTTGTTGTGAATTAAACTGAGCAAGCTGTCCTGCTAAACTTGTAACATACTGTTGAGTTTGTAAATCACTTGTAGCATTAAACTGTCTAGCAGCATTTTGCTGGGCTACATCACTTAACATTCTTTGCTGTTTTTGTTGAGAGTCCAGCATGTAAGACTGTTGCTCATTATTTAAATTAGCCATGTCCATAGACAAGAAGTTTCTAGCATTTTCAATACTTACTTTAGTTAGCGAATCTGCTGCTTGAAGACGCATAGAAGCTAAAGTAGTTGCATCCTGCAAAATAGTTTGTTGTCTATTATTTAGATCTTGTAATGTAGCTGTCTGTATAAACTTACTATTAGCTAACTCTATCTGTTGTTCAGAACTAAACTTAGTAAGATCAATATTAGCCACAGTAGATGCATTCTGCATTGCAGATTGTTGATCAACATTTAATTGAGCCAATCCCATTTGTTGAGCAAGATTGGCATTAATCTTATTAACTTCTAAACGCTTATTAAGATTAGCTAATTCTGTCTGCTGTGCATTTGTTAAGTTTTCAGACTCTGCTTGATTCTTAGCTGTTAAAAATGAAAGTCTCATTTGTTGATCATTAGATAGATTAGCTAACTCCATCTGTTGAACAAACTCTTGATTCTTTTGCATGAAGTTTGCAGATACTTGCATCTCAGCCATTCTTTCTTGATTGACTGCGCTTTGATCAGCACCCATTCTTTCTGCTTCAACTTGTAAGTTAGCAAGTTCTATCTGCTGATCATTTCCAAGATTAGCCATTTCTGCTTGCTGTTCATTCTGCAGACTAGCCAGCCTTACTTGTTGCCTCTGCTCTGACTCAGTTACCTGTGCTTGCTGAGTAAACTGCTCTTGAGTCAGGTTAATCTGTTGAGCAAGAGTAGCTGATTGAGATTCAGCAGATTGTCTATTAGCAACATTAGTTAACCTTAACTGCATTTCTTGAGCAGACTGTTGTAGGTTAGCTTGCTGTTGATTAGATAAGTTTTGATTAGCTCTTTGTTGTAGTGCAGCAGCATTACTTTGAGCTATTGGAATAGAGGTCTGAATAATTGCATTAAACAAAGCATCCCTACCTACTGTAGAAACACTTAAACCTCTAGCATTTAATCTAGACTCTACTAATTGTACTGCAGGTCTAGCCCAAGTAGGTGTAGTTCCTTCATCAATACCAGCTAATAAACTTTCTAACTGAGCAGATACAAGAGCTTCTTGAGGCATTGCAGCTATTGCAGCTTGTACTTGAACTTCTGCTGTATCAACTTGAGCTGTTACAGAAGCAGGATTATCTAAAATAGCTTCTGCAATATTTTCAGGTATTTCACCTATTTCTTGAAGCAGTGATCTTGCAGCGCCTTTAGCTGCTTCACCCTTAACTTCTCTTCTTTCAGCAGCTTCATAACCTACAGAACCTACAATAATAGCCTCAGTACCTGTAGCAGCAACCTCATCTAGTATTGCATTTCGTTGTTGTCTTTCTGCATCAGGAGTAGCTGCTAATTGAATAGTTTCCCCTGTAACAGGATCTACTTGAGATCTAAGATCTTCAGAAAATTCTGTCTGAGGAGCTAATGCTGCTGTTTCATCTACTCTATCTCTTTCGGCTGCAGCAGTCTTAGTACTTATTGCGAAAGAAGCTTTAGCTAAACGATCAACTTCTCCTGCTGCAAAGTTAGTAGTATCAAAATCTAAGGTATACCCTTTTTTAACACCTGCTTTATTTTGATAATCAAATATACTGGAGTATAAAGGATTACCTTCTGCATCAACTTTTAACAACTCTCCTTGTACTTCAGGATACTTATTTAAGTAACTAGCCTCTGCAGTCATAAAAGTTTCAAGAGTAGGTGCATTTACACCAAATTTAGCTGCCTCTTTTTTAATATCATCAGCAGAAGTTAGTTGTCTTTCAGTGTCTTTTACTGTATCAGCAGCAAAAGCAGTAACACCTACATCAGTATCAGCTAACTCTTCTACACTTTGTAAGCGATAAACAGGATTACCAGCACCATCAAGAACTATATTACCGTCTGCATCTCTTTCAAATTGTTCTATTCTGCCAGCTTCTGAAAATTGTTTATCTGGAAGACCTGTGTCAGGATCAATTAATGTTGAAACAGCAGATTTGGCTACATCTTGATTTAACCCCGGAACGCTATAAGGTACTCTTGTATTATCTGAAAAAGCATCTTGTTCAAGAGGTTTTATTGTCCCATCTTCATTTCTAGGAAGAGATTGAATTCTAGTAATAAATCCATTATGTGCAGCTAGTCTTCTAGCATTCCACTCAGTCCACTTAGGATTTACAGACCCATCTTTAGGTATATTGATACCACCAACACGTTGTCCAATAACCTCATTATATTGACTTGTTGGTATCTCATTACCGTTCTGATCTATATAGGGTAAAGGAGCAGTGTTATTTTCTTCCCAGTTTTTAATATTTAAATCATAAAGTCTTTCTTCTTCACCAGAAAGATTAAGATTTTCAATAATAATATAACCAGAGGTATACCCTCTTTTTTTGCGTACCTCTTCATTTATTTTGTTGTCAAGCCACGCATCATCTACATAATTAGTTTCGCCGGGAAGTTGACTTTTTAATTGTCTAACTGCAGCAGCATTTTCTTTTAGAGTTACTTTACCGTCCTTATCAGTATCAGCTAATTTCTTCCACTCAGCCCACTCTGCATTTTCTATTACACCGTCTTTATTATAGTCAGCAAAATTTTCTGTCTGATTAAGTGCATTATTTAGATTTGCTATAGCTTCTTCGCGAGTTTGACCTCTTAACTCCATTCTAGAAGTTATAAACTCTTCATAATCAACCGCTGGTGCTTTTGTTATATCTTCTTCTAAATTTCTTTCTGAAGCTTCATACTCTTCTTTAGTTCCTTTTACCCAACCAGAAGCAGGGGTATATCCTCCAGTAGTAGATTGCCAAGACTCACCTGTTGTCGGGTTGTAAAAGTTTTCTAGTACCTGTGTTACTGGCCCAGTAGGTGCAGTAAATCCTTCAGGCATTGGAGGAGGTCTAACGCCTCCGCGAGTATCGGCCCATGCTTTAAAGTCTGCAGCAGTTACTGAGCCATCAGCCTGAACAGTAACTCCTTGGGTTCTAAGGTAATTAACATCAGCTTCACTTAGGTTTTTACCTTCATGGCCTACCCCAAAACGCCCATCTGCAGGAGGCTCTGTTGAGAAAGTTTGCTCTGGAGGTTGCTCTGGAGGTTGCTCTGGAGGTTGCTCTGGAGGTTGCTCTGGAGGTTGCTCTGGAGGTTGCTCTGGAGGTTGCTCTGGAGGTTGCTCTGGAGGTTGTTCATTACTAGTAGGAGGTTGTTCATTACTAGTAGGAGGTTGTTCGTTACCAGTAGGAGGTTGTTCATTACTAGTAGGAGGTTGTTGTTCATCAGCGTATTGTGGCTGAGTCTTCTTCCAATCTTCAAATTTCCCACTTCCTGTGTTCAACCATTCCTGAAATCCCGGCTGCTTAACAATTGGAATATTGCCGCCTACTTGTTTTTTTACTCGCCCACCAAGAGTATAATCTTGCCTTTGTTTTAAGGCACGACTACGCCCTTTGGCTGACTTACGCCTTCTCAATGCCTTTAAAGCCTTTTTACTCTTAGCCATAACTTACTAACCTTTTAAAAATTTATACAGGTTGGTTATCAGTCAAGTAGATATCGTTAGCCCCACCTGATACTTTAGGATTATCTGGACTTAAAACAGAATTAGCTCCTCCACCAACTGCTGCTGGATCAGTTAAATAGATATTACTATTACCACCAGATACTTTAGAATTTTCTGCTAAATAAATACTATTTGCCCCACCTGAAATATTAGGAGAAGGGATATGCTTAGTGTTTGTAGGTTGAGCCATTTTATATCTTCCTATTAATTAATATTAAAAACATAGCTGTCTATTCAGCTATACCTGTAAAACTTACTGTTTACCATTTCTGCTCATAAAAGCTGTAGCACCAAAATATAATCCAACCACTCCAGCCTGACTTAAAAACAACATATCACTAAGACTACTAAGAGTAGAAAGTCTAGACTCAGGTACAAAAGGCATAACAGGTAGTATTGCAAATAAACACATACTTATCATTGCTACCCAAGCCATTTGTTTTTGAGAGTCAGCTTTTTCATGTAGTAATTCTAATTCTTGTAGCTTTTCTGTAGTAGCTAATTCTGCATCTGACACAACACCATCTCCATCAGCATCATACTTAGCATATTCTGAGTTAGGCTCTAACTTTTTAGCATTCATTTAACTAAACTCTCTAACTTAGGCATCTCAGCATAGTTATGCATGTAATGATCTTTAATTAAACTATTAGGTACTCCTACTTGCTCTAATGGTTTATGTCTCCTCATTAAAGGAGGAACCATTGGTACTATATCTTTACCATGTCTATAACAAGTAACTGGAATGCCATCTAAAAGTTTTAATCTGCCACATTTAGGCGCACCAAAAGTTACAATTTCTTTTGGTAGTATTTCATCTCTTACCATTAAAGCTCCTACAATAAGAGCTACTGCACCTCCAAGACTATGCCCAGTTAAAACAATTTTATCTGGTTCAATATCTCTACTCATACATTCTGATAAACATTTAGGTATTAATCTTTTAGCAGCTTTAGCAAATCCTGCTGGAACCCACCCTAATTCAGATACCCACCAAGGAGCTATCCTGATGTCTCGTACTACATCTTTAGGTTCATCAGTTCCTCTAAAAGCAAATACATTATCTCTAACAATTACTTCTATGTTTGATTCTTCAAAATCAATTGAATTATAACTTTCAATGCAAATTATACTTAGATCTTGATGATTCACTTAAACCTCTACGTTAATTCTTTTAGAGACAGAAACAGACTCCATTTTCAGCCTCTTACCTTTTGCCTGATAAATCTCAAATTGTTGTTCTTCCCGTATCTTTTGTAATGTCTTTCCTTCAGCAGCATCTACTAACTTTTGCTGCTTATTATTAGCAACTTTCTGCCAGCCAATTTGCTGGATCTGTTGGATTGAAGTAGACCCATCAACTTTCATTAGCTTGGTTCAGTAGGCCAATCGTTGTCGCCACTGCCATCTGGATTTGTTGACGATAAGTTAGGCCAGTTTGAATGTGAGGTAATGTCTCTCAAAGCCTGTCGATAAGTTGCCCAGCTAGAGTTAAGTGTCGTGCTAGTTTCTTGCGCTTTAATGACCATCCAATCGCTCTCAGCTAGAAGCGCATCTCTTTTTGCTCTGTTACTTGCTGCCACCGCTGCATTATTAGCCGTAACCACTGCTGCTCGTTCATCACTTGTCATATCAGTGACACGGCGTGTGTAGACTTTACCGTCTGACAGATAGGGCGTAACACTTTCATTCTTTTGAGTAGCAGGATTAAAGGCTAGAAATGTTATAACTTCAGCGCAGGAGTTAGTTGATAGCCAGTCTGCATCAGGGCCACTTTTAGGAAAACTAGTGTTAGGAA